TCATGCCAGCCTCCTTCGGGCGTGGAACCTGGACCACCACACCTCGTACAGCCGGTCCGCCGCCAGGCAACTCCGATGCTGCGGTTCGTCGCCGTCCCACGTCGGGCGGCACTGTGGGCAGTTGATGCAGTGGTTGCCGAGCGCGACCAGCGCCTCCTGCGCGGGGGTGGGGACGGGGCTCAGTGCCGGGTTCACCGCGTGTACTCCTCGACCAGCAAGACGAACATGCCCGCGGTCTCGCACCGGTTCGCGTCGGCCACGCACTGCTCGCAGCCCACGGCGTGGTCTCGGAGCGAGGCGAGCGCGATGTGAGGCACGCAGCCGCGGTGCGCGCTCGGATACCAGGCGCCAGCGGCCCACGTCCGCGTGCCGAATCGGACGACGGTCGCCGGGTCGAACCCGAACGCGTCCCAGACACACGTCTGACCGCGGCGCTGGGCCTCGCTGAGCTCGGCCGGGTCAGGGAGTTCGAGCAGGGCGAACGCGGTGTCGGTTAGCTCCTGCGTTCTCCTGCCCGGCATGGCGCTGCTCCCCTGGATGGTGGTGTGCGGCGCCACCCCCGACCTCTGGCGGGGGTACAAGAGGGCGGCGCCGCGTGTGACGTTCACGCTATGAGCGCGCAACGTCACAGCCCAGGGACAAGAACCACCACTCTCGAGACTAGCCGCGCCCCAACCAGCCACGCACTAGGACGCGTTGTCCTACCTACAGGCTCGGCTCTACCCCAAGCCTCGCCGCCAGTGACCTGAGCGGGGTGTTCCGGCGGCGCTCCGACTCGAGCATCTCCCGGACCGTCGCCGTCGCCAACGCCTGCAACCGGATCCACTCCGGCTGATCGGCCTCGACCTCGAGCAGCGTTGTGAGCGCGCCCTCGCTGTCGCCGGTCTGGTACTGGGCCTGCGCCACATCCACCCGGTACGCGGCCGAATGCACCGGCCTCGAGATCTCCTCAAGGACGACATCGCCGGCGAACCTCAGCGCCTCCTCCGGCCGGTTCTCGCTACCGGCCAGGGCGACGTTGACCTTCTGCGTCCGCACATCCACCACCGAGAACGCCGACCCGTAGGTACGCACCGGCCCGGACCGGACCGCCGCATCCTCCGCCGCGGTCAGCAGCTCGAGGGCGTCATCCCAAGAATCCCGGCGCGCCGCCGGTGTTGCCGCGGCCAGCAGCAGGTTCCCGTACACCGCCAGCTGGTCCGTCGACGGCCGGCGGAACCCCGGCTCGAGCGCGTCCGCTTTCCGTTCCGCGATGGCCTGCGCCTGCTCCCAGCGTCCCTGCCGCAACAGCACCCAAGACAGCGTGCTGACGCCCATGCCCTCGGCGAGCGGGTCCGAGGCTCGCTGCGCGGCCAGTAGCTGCTTCTCGACCGCGGTGTACGCCCAGTCCGGATGCCCGGCCTGCGTCGCCAGACAGGCCGCCAGCTGGTAGGCGAGAGCGAGACTCCGCCACACCGCTTCCGTCGACGTCTCCCTCGCGACCGCCCGGCCGTCACGCAGCAGCAGCGGCAGCCGGCTCGCCAACCCCGCGTACTCGCCAGCCCAGTACAGGCCGGTCGCTTCCGACACTGTGCTGATCCACACTCCGGCCGTGGGCGGGTCCTCGAGGTTGTCGTCCGCGAGGACCCCGGGCAGCATGCCGATGTCCTGGATGGCGTCGCGCAGCTCGAGGAGACCGCCGCCGGGCTCGGAGAGTTCTTGTGTCACGGTCGGTTGTCCTACCAGACGCTCGAGCTGGACATCGAGGGCGCGTGCGAGGGCGCGCAGGGTGTTGATGCGCGCCGACTGGCGCAGGTTCTGCTCGAGTTTCCGGACGGTGTCGACGGAGACGCCGGCGCGGTCCGCCAACTGTTCCTGGGTGAGGTCGCGGAATTCGCGCAGGCTACGGATGCGGTCGCCGATCGTGTTCATGTGTTTACCCCCGCCAGAGGATGTATGTCTGTCCACGGTACTGCTGGCGGGAATTCGGCGGGACGGGCATGAGTCGGTGGCGGTGCTGCTGGATACCCTGGAGTCATGCCCCCACCCCCGGACGCCTGTGGTCGCGTGCGGTCTGCTGACGTGGTCAACGCTGAGATCCGTGAGCTACTCCTGCGTGCCGGTGGCTGGCTGACGGCGGCGGACCGGCCGGTGTATGAGCGGCTGCGGGACGAGTGGGCGGCCGCGGACCGGGCTGAGGTCGTCAAGGCTGCGTGACCTGTTTCGGCCGGTTCGGGTGCACTGCCGACGGGCCGCACGTGGATCGAGCTCCGGTAGGCTGGCCGGGTTCGTCGTCAGGTCGATAGGAGAGCCCCTGGGGTGGTGCCCAGGGGCTCTGTCATGCCGTCCGGATTTCCTGGCGGCTGAGGAAGCCCCGCCCGCAGGGGGCGGGGCGGTCGGCTCAGTCGAGCGTGTCGTATCGCTGGCCGGGGGTGCGGTCCTCTGGCCGCGGCGCGTTCGCCTGGTCGCGTTCCTGGTGTCGGCGCCCGGCGTCTTGCCGGGTCACATGGATGAGCTGGGACGGGTGCCATTCCGGCTGAGGACGCCCGAGCAGTGCCCGCGCGCCCGTGCGGGCGTCGTAGTCGGCTTCTTTGCGGGGCGCGTCGCACGGCTCGCCGGGTTCAGCGCCGCACGTGGAGCATCGGTGGGCGAGCGCGTACACGTGCGGCGGGGGGAATGCGGGATCTAGGGGCATGCAGTCCAGCCTCCTTTGATGGAGTTTGCTGGGCGGCAGTGTGTACCTGAACTCGATTCTCACCTAACTACGCGGAAGCGTTCGTGGTGTGGTGCCGTCCAGCCACGCGCCGTGCGGCACCTTAAGATCGTTGCCTGTGGCACACACCTTCGAAGATCTTGTAAACCTGGAACGCGACGCCGAGACCGCCCGCGCGGCCATGGGCGAACCCAACCCGGACCCGGCCGCAGCCCGGCAAGCCTGGATCGACACAGCCGCCCTGTTCCAGGCAGCCGTCACCCAATACGCGGCAGCCGAGAACGAGCCGCGGGTCCAGGTCGAGATGCGAGTCAAGAAGGCCGTCCGACACCCAGAAGTGGGCTAGCGGAAGAGGCCTGCAGCAGCCTTGGCCTCTTCGGTCGAGACGTACTCGCCGATCTCCTCATCCGGTACGTGCGCGTAGACGAAGGCGCCACTGACGCTCTGCTTCGGGCTCTCATCGCGCTCCCGTTCGAGCCAGTACAGAGCAGACCTTCCGCGGATCATCTCCGGTCGCAGCCTTACCCGCCACTCGAAGTCGCCCCACTCAATCCTGCACAGCCACACGTGATCCGGAACCGGGTCCGGGACGGCTCCCGCAAGATGCGGTGCATCGAACACGCGCCACTCCGGGCGCTGCACCCGCACCTCATCAGCCGGGCCGCCAGACAGAAACAGGCGAAACTCGTCCACAGCACCCTCCCAGGAGCAGCGCACCCTCGCCGGGGTTCCACGCTCGGCGAGGGTGCAGCAAACCCGACTTGCTAGACGTCGGGTAGATGCGAACAGCCTAATCCGCGCCACTGACAACGGCGGGCCACTCGTCCAGCTGCTCGCCGGTCTCCTCGTCGGCCAGGGTGATGCGGGCGCCAGGGTGGCCCTGCTCCTTGACCCACGTCTTGAGCTTCCGGCGGGCGGTCGCCTCGCTCCCCCACCAGCCGTGCTGTGTGGGCCGTCCGTCGACCGTCAGCAGGAGATGGAACCGGCCCGGCCCGCTCATGCGAGTCTGATCCCCCGCGACCGGCCCGGCTCCCGCACGATCCGCTGTTTCGCCTCCAGCTCCACCAGCTGGTAGTGCACCGAGGACCGGCTCCGCATGCCGACCGCGGCACCGATCTCCGCGACGGTCGGAGCCTCGCCGTGTTCGGAGATGTACTCGCGGACGACGCGGAGGATCTGCTGCTGCATGACGGTGAGGTAGTCGACTCTGGTTCTGCCCATACATCGACTAGAGCACGTGTTCGATTTTTGGGGCAAGCTGAACCTGTGCACGACCTGCCCCCCGACCTCCCACGCCTCCGCACCCTGGAGACCTGGCTCGCCTACACCCTCGACCGAGTCCGGCGCCAGATCGCAGACGCCGAACAACGCGAACGCGAGCAGCAACAAGGCCAGCAAGCCCGGCCCCCGGCACCCGACTGGCTGCTAGAACTCGGCCTCAACCGAGACAGCCCCGCCGTCTACGTCCACACCGGCGGATGCTGGAACGCCAGCAAACGATCCCGCAGCATCGACCGGACCACCGCGCTCCGCGCACTCACCGACGGCATACCCGCCTGCGGGCACTGCCGGCCCGACACCGAACTCGGCTACCTGGAAGGGTGAGATCCCGGAGATCCGCCACACCGACACCCCCTCCAGGCATACAGTCCTGCCCTCACCACCAAAGGGGGACACCATGATCGGGCTGATGATTACGCTGCTGCGGCTCACATTCAGGCTGAGCTTCGGAACGATGGACATGATCATCTGGATGTGCACCCTCGGAAAAGTCGACCCACGGATGCGCCGCATCATCTAGCGCCCAGACAGCCGCGAGCCTCCCGTGGGGAGCCGGGAGGCGCGGCGGGCCCCACCGCATCGCAGCGCACGGCAGGGCCCGACATGGGATTCCCACCCGGGGGTGGAGAGGGGATCCACGCCCACACCATGCATTACAAACCAGCCACCGCGATAGACGGCGTCCGGAAATGAATGATCCGGTGCACGACCGGTGACAGGAACGCTTTCGTCTGCCTACGGTATTCAGGCGGCCTGCCTCGTTCGCAGCGACCCCCTCGGGGGCGTGGGGAGTAACCCCTCGGCAGGCCGCACCTACTTGAGGAGGCGCCATGAGCGACGACACCGACTGGGGATGAGCCCAGGCAGCAAAACGCCCCCGCCGTCCGAAGGCGGCGGGGGCTGAGACGTCACGCGGTCAAGTACTCCACGAGTGCGAGCGCCCTGTCCGGATCATCGTTCAGATACCCCAGAGCGAGATTGCAATTACGGCACAGGATGCCGCGTACACAGCGACCGCACGACTCCCTCTTAGTTGCACAGCAGGAGTGATCGTGGTCGACGGACAAGCCGTCGGATCCCCCGCAAACCTTGCACCCTCCACCCTGGGAAGCCAACATCGCATCGAACGACTCGGGCGTAAGGCCGTACTTCTTCAGCGTGTACTGCCGCGCGTACAGTCGCTTGACGTCGGGATCTCGCCTTTGGGCCCGATTACGCAACCGCTTCTTGCGACTGCACTCATTCCCTTTGGCGTGCCGTACCAAAATCGGAGTCTCAGGTCCGCACACTGCGCAGGTGCCGACTTTTCGGTCCGTGTCAGCATCGGTGATCCGATGGAGTGGACGTGCCGACTCGTCTTCCGGTAGGGGTGGCAGTTCACTCTTCTTCCACGCCCTCTGATAGTGCAGGCCACACAGGCCTCTCGCCTGCGGCTTCCCTCCACAATCGCGTACTGAGCAGATACGCTCATTCACGCGACACCTCCCAGATAGGTGGTCGCAGAGCCCTCGGAGGTTGCACCCTTCGGGGGCTCACTACACGCCAATTCTATCGGTAATCGCCCAGGTCAACGCGGGAGTTGGCGGCTTAGCGGCTTCCTACGCCATCCAGGGCCAGCCAGCGTCCCGGCCGCGCGAGAGCAGGTCGACCATCGTGAACAGCTTGTCGGAGAACCCGCCGATCTCGTACCGGTTCGGCTTGCTGCTGTCGATCGCCGCCTGCGCGTACCCGGTCGTGTTGATTCCGAACATCGGAACGCCGGCCGGGATCGCCTCCGATACCGACAGGCTCTGCACCGACCGCATCCCCCACAGCCTGCCGCGCGGGCCGTATCCAGGGTGAGCGAACGCCTGCATGTCGGAGACGATCACCACCCGGTCGTGGCCCCGGAACGACGCCTGCAACGCAGCCACCGTCTCCGTTCCGTGCCCGACCTCCCCGATACGGTCACAGAACGCCTCGGTCTGCCGCAGCACGCTGCCCCCCTTGGTCAACGGGTGCGTGAAGGCTCCGTCGGCGTACCCCACCAAGTCGACATCGCAGCCGCGCGCGGCAAGTGCCACGGCGAACAGCGCACCCACGTCGACGTGCCGGACCTTGCTCTTCGCCGACACCGTGCCACGCATCGACGCCGATGTATCCACCAGCACCAGCGTCCGCCCGGGCAGCGCCGGGATGTTCGCCGTCGACGCGGCCAGCGCCTGCTCCAGCGCGTGGCCCCAGCGCAGCGACGGCGCGGCCCGATAAGCGGACAGGAACCGGAACGGGAACTGCCGCGACCGCAGCACCTCCTCCGGATCCGCCAGCCGCCCGCACACCTGCGTGGCCACGGAGTCCGGGACGCCGGCCTCGTCGAAGTTCCTGAGGTTCCTCGTCAACGCCATCGCCCCCATCTGCGGGATGATCGCAGACCAGGCCGCGGCGTCCATCGGGCCGAGCGACGACAACTGCTCCCACGTCATCCCGGCCTCGCCGAGCCGGCGGGGGTCCGCGAGGAACCACGTCCGGCGCTCAGCGTTCGGCATGGCCATCGCCGTCCGGTAGGCGGTCAGAAGCGGCAGCCGGTCGGTAACGCGCACCTGGTCACGGCTCCAACGCCGGTCGGCGAGGTAGTCGAACAGGTCCGCCTGCCACGGCCCGCGCGGCTCCGGCTTGGCCAGGGCGACGATGTCCGCCATCCGCCACTGCGAGGCGCCCCCGTCGTACTTGAGTGCGGCCTTCTCCGTGTACAGGCGCGCCACCGCGTCCGCGACACCACGCTGCACGCCGCCAGGGAGCGTCTTCTTCCCGGTGGCCTGCTTCCAGTAGGCGATGAACTCGGCGGGCTCGTCGGCACGGAGCATCGAGTCGGCGACCATCTTCCGCACCGAGATGGCGGGCTCACGGTCGGTGCCAGCCTTGCGGGCGAGCGCAGACTCGGCAGCCATGACGATCGCAGCAGAGCGCATGTTCATCTCGCCGTGCAGATAGGGCACGAACGCCGCGACCCAGTCGGGGTCCTGCTTCGTCGCCGCGTGGACGAGCTGGCGGAAGCGGTCGTCGCGGTCGCCGTCCTTCTCGTAGAAGGTGGCCTCGCCGACCATGTTGGTCGCGGCGAAGATGAACAGGTCGCTCTTCACGTCGCGGGTGAAGGCTGCGCCGCCCTCGAAGGTGCGGGTCGTCCCGGTGGTGGTCACGGGCGAGGCGGGTGCGGTGCGGGCGGACGCGAACTTGGCCACGTCGGTCTCCTCGGGCAGAAGGATCCCAGGCCGACGGACAGACTGCTGGGCGCCGCGAGTACCAGTCGCGTGAGCTACAAAGCGCTCTAGGCCGCTGAGCTACCGGACCTCAGACCCGAAGGTCGTCAGCAGTACCGGACGGGATTCGAACCCGCGTCACTCTCTTAACAGGAGAAGTAGGCCCACGCTGCGCTTCGCGACGCCTATGCAGTTGTCGGCCCGGCCGCGAGGCGACCGGAACGGGAACGGCAACTGGACACGGGAGGCGGGCGAGTACCAGACGCGCGAAGGACACTTAGTGCTCTGCCATTGAGCTACCGGTCGTGCTCACGCTCGACCAGGCAGGACTCGAACCTGCAACCTCTCGTTCCCAAAACGAAGGAACTCCGCACTGCGCTTCGGCCAGCCACCCGTATCCAGTTGTCATCCCCGAAAGGGTGCAGCGAGTACCTAGCGCCCGAGGAACTGTTCTCTGCAAGGGAAGTAGCCCCGGACTTCGCTTCGCGGCAGTCGCCAACGTAGCAGCGGCATCCGACAACCGTCGCCCCAATTTGCCGTGTCGGCAATGTGACTTGCGGAACAAGCAAGACCGCCCCGCCCTCCGAAGAGGGCGGGGCGATGTCACTCGGCGGTCGGCTCACCCTCGGGCGGCCAGTCCGGCTCCCGGAACAGGCCCTGCCACTGCGGGCGCGGCGGCGGTTCAACGGTGCGCGCCGCCGGCACGACCAGACGCCCTGTGCCGTCCCCGTGGCGAGCCAACTCGTCGCCCATCACGCCTCCTCAACAGAGCACACCCCACCAGCAACGAAGCCTGCGGATCCACCGGCAATGACGGAGACGACCCATCCGACGACGTGTCCGAGCACTCGTACTCCGGCGCCGAATCCGACGAGTCCGCTGTCCGCGCACACGACACGTGATGCGTCACCCCGGCCTCATCCGTCCACGAGTAGGCCCAGCCGGCGGGCGGCGAACCGTTCCTTCCGTCCGCGCCCGCAGGCCCCTGAGGCCCAGCTGGCCCTGCCTCGCCCTGCGCACCGGCAGGGCCAGGCGAGCCTGCAACGCCAGCCGGACCGGTCGCGCCCACAGCCCCGGGCAACCCAGAGGCTCCGACACCGCCGCCCTTCCCAGTCCGGCCCGGAGAACCCGAAGCCCCTGACGGACCGGTCGGACCCGGCACGCCGGGCTCGCCAGCCGGACCCGACGGGCCCACCACGCTCTTCCCCGCCTCGCCGCGGCTCCCTGGCGGCCCCGCCACCGGTGACGCACCCAGATGCTCAACCTGCTGGGCCAGCGCATCCCGCGCCGAATTCGCCGTCCGCAAGTCCTCGGTCAGGCCCTGTAGCCACAGCACCAGCAGCGCGAACGCCGCCACCCCGACGAGCACCGCCGCTCCGAACACGAGATCGTGGCGACGATGCAACTGTTCCTGGCTCAGGTGCCGGCCCTTCACCCGCCTGCTCCTCTCGCCGCCAGGTACATCTGGAGCAGCAGGATGAGAATCGGTGCGGCCAGACACGAGAAGACGATCCGCCGGTCTGCCCGCCGCTCGTCCTCTCGTTTACGCCGCTCTGCCTCGGCTTCCTGTTGCTCCCGTGAGCGGGCCCCCTCGATCGCGGCGACTCGCTCAATGACCTGCCGGTGGACCTCGTCGGCCGCCCGGCGCTCCAGCTCGTACCGTTCGATGGAGACTTTCTTGTCGAGCCGGGTGCCGTACTCCCGGAGATCCTCCTTCAGGTCCTGGTGGATCGCTTCGAGGCGGCGGACCACCTCGCCGAGAGTCGGCTCCTCCGGCACGTATCCCCCCCGTTCAGGCGCCCGCGTGGACGCCGGACTTCACCAGCGTGTCCTGTGCCCAGCCGCTGACACCCGCAGGCTTGAGCAGCCCGAAGTGAGTGAGTACACCGGTCGCGAAGCTGACGAGCGCGAGCACCGCCGCGGTCTGCCAGCTGTACCCGCTGGGGTGCGGGCCCGCGAGTTCCACGAGGAACCCGTTGAGGGTGGACAGGAACAGCAGGAGCACGGCCTTCACTCCGGCCGAGGTGACTCTGGTGGTGACCAGGCCGACGAGGACGGGGAGGACGACGGAGACGACGAGGCCCAGCCAGTAGGCCGAGTCGAGGTTGACGGTCATGGAAGTCTCGTTTCTGCTTGGCGTGCTACTTCTTACGGAGCCCGTGGGCGACTTGCCACGCGAACAGCCAGGTTTTCGGCCCGCACTTCCCGTCGGCGGGACCGAGGTCGGACAGGTAGTGCTTCTGCAGGGCTTTGACCTTCTCCACGTCCAGGGCGGTCATGGTTCGCGACGGGCCGACCTGGTACGCGGGCCCCCAGTTGCCCTTCGCCAACCACTGCTGCAACTGGAGGGCGTAGTCGTTGTGCGCGCCGAGAACGAACTTGTCGCGGCCCGGGAATGCGGGCGCCTTCAGCGCCGGCGTCACTGTGCCGGGCAGGTAGCCGAGGAGCTGCTTCAGCGTCGTCGCCCCGGGGACACCGTCGGCGTCCTCGTGCGGGTCGGTGCCGGAGTAGCCGAGGCTGACCTGGTAGTCGGAGTAGTTCTCCGTGTCGGCGTCGCCCCAGTCCGGGCCGGGGCCGACCTTGTAGTGGGAGCCGAAGCCCTTCGCGACAAGCGCGTTGCCGACGGCGGTGACGTGGTCGCCGTGTGCTCCATACCCGTAGGTGAGGCCGTTGATGGTGACCTGGTAGCGGGCGAGCGTCGCCGTCGGAGTCGGGTCGGTGGGGGTGGTGGGGCCGTCCCAGGTGTAGGAGACGACCGGGGTGCCGCCGCGCGGGTCTGCGGGATCCGCGGTCGGCGGGCAGATCCCGTCCGGGAAGTGGGGGGCGAAGTATCCGACGACCTTGCTGGACTTGCGCAGGTTCTGGTGGCTCCAGACGCCGTTGCCCTGCCCGTTGTCGACGGCGCCGGTCTGGAGGCTGTTGCCGCCCTTGGTGTACACGTAGGTGCCGTCGAAGCCGACGACGAGTTCGGTGTGGGCGCCGTTGGAGAAGTTCACCCACGCCCCGACCGACGGGTAGGCCGACCACTGGCCGTGCTGCTTCGCCCAGGCGGTCATGCCGTCGACGCTGGCGGTCTTGGGGACGATCGCGTCGAGGCCGACGTCGTGGTACATGTCCCAGTCGAAGATCGCGCACCAGGCGACGCCGTCCCAGCCGTACTCCTGACCGAAGATCGTGTGGTTGTCCCAGCCCTCGGCCGAGTTCCATCCCTCGTAGATCTTCTCCGGGACGGACATCACATGGTCGAGGAGCCGCTTCCAATCCGGTGTTGCCATGAGCCCTCCTGAGGGCATGAGAAAACCCCCGACCAAGCGGGGGCGGTGAGGGCGTCAGACCTGCTCGGGCCTGCTGCCGAGGACGTGCTGGACGAGAAGTTCCTCGTGCTGCCGGTGCAGCGTCGCGACGTGCTCACGCAGGCCGCGGATGTGCCGGACCATCACCCGGTGGTGGATCCAGACGAGCGGCGCCCGCAGGACGTTCGCCGCGAGGTTCGGCCAGAGTTCGGACCAGACGTGCATGGGGTGTCCTACGCCCACGGCTGCATCAGATCGCTCAACTGGTGGGCCAGAGCAGCCGCTTCAGCCAGTCGAGGATCCGGAGCAGGAGTGGGCGCCGGAGGAGGGGTCGGCACCGGCGTGGGAGTCGGCGGTACGACGGCGGGGAACGGCTTGCCGGTCAGTGCGGTGTAGTCCGCGGCGAGCGCTGCGAGGTCCACACCTTCCTGGAACGCGGGGTGTTCGAGGTGTTCCTCGAAGATCACGATCCAGGCTTCTTCGACCTTCCGTGACCAGTACCGGTCCGTGAAGCTGGTCTCGGCGGCCCAGGTGATGAACCGCTCGTCCCCACCCAGCGGACCTGTGCCGGCCGCGCCGTAGCCGCCGGTGATGACGGAGTGGCCGCCGTCGTCCGGGCTGGACCGGTGGTAGTCCCACGGGCGGCCGCTGTTGAAGTCGTCCATGTTGGCGTCCTGGACGACGATCCCGGTCCACACGAACCCGAAGATGCTGATCGCGGCCTTGACCTCGTCCGGGCTGGACGGGTCGACCTTCGCGAACGCCAGCGCCTTCTTCCCGTCCGGGCCGCCCGTCTTGACGAGGTACTCCAGCAGGGTCTGGATGTCCATGCCGTTGTCGTGCGACGACCCGGGGCCGTTGGTCTCCGCCGTGCCGTTTGGGTTGAAGCCCGGGTTCTGCGTCTTGTAGACGGTCCAGACCTCGTCCTGCGTCGGGTAGTACTCGGCGCCGAGGATGAAGGTGAGGAGGCGGCGGATGTTCGCCCACGTGACCGCCACGCAGTCGCCGGCGACGTCGTTGCCCAGCATCCGCCAGGCAGCGAGACGGGCGAGGTAGTCGGCCGCGGCTGGGTGCGCGGGCACCTGACCCGTGAGGAGGCGGGAGAGCTTGAGGGCCGGGGCGTTCTTCGGCGCGCGCCGGCCATACCGGAGGGGTGTACTGGGCATGGTGCTCCTGGACGTGCGAGAGCCCTCCGGCAGCAGGCCGAAGGGCTCGGGAGGGAAGAGGATGGCCGTGGGACTGCGCCGTCCGGCGGCCGAAGAGGCTCAGGTGAAAGAAGGCGGATCCGTGTCAAAGCGCCCCTGAAAGGACACCAGGGTGTCAACGGCCTTACTCACCTGCACGTTCACAGCGGCTCCGGCCGGCCAGTGGAAGCTCCTCAGCACCTGGACCAGGCCGAGAGCGGACTCGTCGTCGAAGCCCATCTGGGCGGGCAGGTTGAACGCGGCGAACACTGAGCCGCCTTGGCCTTCCACGTCGAGTTGGACTGCATAGCTGGTCGTCTCCTGGGTGTTGCTCACGGCACTCCTTGGGTGGAGAGTGCGGCGCAGGCCGGTCTGGGCCGCGCCGTTGCGCTGGTCATGCGCTGATCCACTGGCACATGAGGGTGGGCCCGAACCCGCTGGTAGCGGAAGTGGCGAGGTTGCCGCCTGACGTCTGCCACGCGACGAGTTCGATGTAATCGCCGGCGTTGAGGGCTTGTGTGGTCGCGACGCACGCGCACCAGGAGTTCGTGGCGAACCCGGGCCCCTGCGCGACACCGCCGCGGGCGTTGACGCCGTTCACGTTGATGCCCAGCTTGCGGTTTCCGGTAGCGCTGACCGCGAGCGCCGCCGTCCCCATGATCACATAGGTGCCTGGGACCTGGACTGTGTACCGGGACGTGTTCGTCGTCGTGGAGTGCCCGTTGTCCGAGTCGTAGTCCTCCGTGTCCAGGGTCAGGGCGATATCGGTCGTGCCCGTCGCCAGGGTCTGCGCCGATGACGCATACCCCTTGAACCTCGGAACGCCGTTGGTTCCGGATCCCATGAGGAAGTTCATGGTGGCGGTGACCTGCGCCGTCCACAGGGCGGATGTGATGTAGTTGCCGGGGACCTCGGCCACCGGAACGGGCACGGTACGGGCCACGCGGGCACCTCCAAGGCTTGAGGGGCCCGCGCGGGCCCGGTCGGATCAGTAAGTGAAAGCGCAGGAGTCGAACTTGCTGACCGCGTCGTAAGCCGTCGGGTCCGTAACCCCTGTCGGCAGCGGCTCGCACACCACGTCACCGGCCGTGTGGCTCTTCGTGGTCGCCGCGGTCAGCGTGATCGTGGCCGTCGTCCAGCCGGAGGACGTCGCCCCGACCGCACTGACGGTGACCGTTTCCTGGTTGGCCGTGTTCTGCCCGAGGACGATCTGATCCCCGCTGGCGAGCTGCGCGGCCAGAGGGTTCGTGTTGTCCGCGCTGGCGTTCACGACGATGCTCGTGACCCCGGACGCGATCGACGCGTTCAGGGTGGTGTGCCAGGACGAGAAGATCGCATACGGGGTCAGGTCGGCCGGCGAGCACTGGAGTGTGTAGAAGCACTCGCCGTCGTCGCTGAAGTCGGCCTGGATGTTCTCGACGAAGCAGTCGATGGTGATCGGTGTGACGTTCGGCGGCCGGCGCATCACTCGCACCCGCGTACCGAGCTCCAAATTCAGCAGCACCGGCCACAGCACAGGGTTTGCGCTGGGATGGAGCTTGATCGAGCTGACCCGCAAGGCCGGCTGCCGGTAGCGCGACAGCAGGTAGTTCGCAGCGTCCTGGCACTCGGCGGTACTGGATGAGTTGATCGACCGGGACATCGACCGCGGGAAATACGCGGTGATAGAGGCGGCGTCGGTTGCGTAGAAGTTCTGCCCAGTGCCGTCCTGGGTGACGGTGACCTGGTTGGACAGATGCGTGCTGTCGTAGTCGAGCTGGCAGTCCTCATACGGGTACTCGCCCGCGCCCTCCCCGAATATGTACATCGGCGTGGTCGAGTTGTAGCGGGCCGACCTCGACCGGAAGGTGACGACTCCAGCCCGGTCGACGAAGTGGGCGCCTCCCTCGGTGTCGACGACGGCTTGCAGTGCGCTCATTGCGTCCTGGCCGTCGACGGTGGCAGGCCCCATGCTCGTGGTCAGTCCGGACTGGAGCGAGGTGGCGCCGGAGTATCCCGCGTAGCGGAGGATCCGCGCATAGCGGGCATCCGTGGAGTCGCCTGTGCACGAGGACTTCCAAGCCGCGTACAGGTCGCTGGTCTGGGCGCTAGTGAGACGCGACGGAAACTCCGCCACAAACGACACGTCGCCCTTGAACGTCTGGATGGTGCCGTTTCCCACGGTCGGGTCTACGTAGGCGCCGATGTTGTCGCTGATCAGCCCAGTCGGCGCGGTGGCAGCAGGGCTGGAAAAGCCGGTAAACACGCCGTCCAGCGAAACGAACGTAGCCGTGTTGGCCACGTCGAACCCGAAGATCACGAGGTGCCAGTCCCCGTCTACGACGTTCGTCGTCCCGGCCGTCCGGCTTCCCGAAACCCCCGTCGGCCCCTGGGAGGACCATTGGAGGTTGCCGGCGCTGTTGATGGATAGCAGCAGGTTCGAGCCGGAGGGGTTACCGCCCGAGCGCTGACTGTCGAATCCCGACCAGAGGGTGGCGGAGCTGGTAGGCGTGGGCCCCGTGTACCGGAAGGCGATCATTCGCGTCCACGGGTTCGATGCCGGTCCAAGGATTCCAGCCGACCCCAGCTTGATGAAGGTCGCGCCGCTCAGGACCTGAGTTCCGGGGTTCGCGTTGTTGAAGGTGGCCACGGTGCCGGAGCCGCCCGTGTATGTGCCGGTCGCGTCTGTTGCGGTGATCGAGTTCCCGAACGTCAGTGATCCGGCTCCGTACTTACCGACGGCTATCTGTGCGGCAGGATTGTTGCCCGTCCAGTCGGCTACGGAGGTGCTGCTCGCCGGATCGTCCAGCTTGTAGACAAACCGCGGGCTGTGAGAGTTGATCTCCTGGGTCAGCGGGTCCGACAGGGTCTGCTGTGACAGTAGCGAGAACGTGTCCACGGCCGTGGGCTGCACCAGCCCATAGGTGCCCGACATGTCCCACGACGGAGTCCACCGCTCCGTCCACCCCGCGTACACCGGGAACCAGACACCAGGGGCCTGCCACGTGGTCGCTGCGGCCCCTTCTTCCAGCTGCCATCCGTCGACCTGGATCGAGCACGTGGACGCGGCCGCAGCGGTGTCCAAAGCCAGGCCGCAGCTGAGGCCTCCAGCCCCCGCCGGGACTGTGAAGGTGTAGCTGTAGGTCGTCCAGGGTGCCGTCGCTGAACCCGTCAGAGTTGCCGCAGTCCCGAAGTTCAGCGTCGACGCTGTGACGGTCGTGTAGTAGCCGATGAACGCCCGGACGGACAGGCTTGTCGAGGCCGTGACGTTCCGGGCCCGCAGTTGCACGGTGTAGGTCTGCCCAGGCAGCACGGACCAGCGGGGCGTGTACACGACCCGCGTCGAGCCCGCGGTGCCCGAGGGGACCGAGAACTGCATCACCGTGCCGCCCTGCCACGCGCTGCTCGACGAGACGAAGCTGCCGCCGCTGCTGTCCGTCGACGAGAAGATGCAGGCCCCGCCGACTCCTCCGGGGATCGTCCCAAGGCTGTATCCGCCGAGATCGCCGCCGGTCGCCATCGCCTGGTCCAGCAAGTTCCTGGACGGAGGCCACTGCGCCCGGCGCCGGTACGGCTGATACGGGGCGATGTGCCCGTAGTACGGGCCCGACGCGTTGACCGGATCCAGCATCGCGTCCGTGTTGGCCAGCGTCAGTGACGCCTCACCCGAACGAACCTGATCGAGTTCGTACTGGCGGCCGCGGGACACCGACACCTGGCTGCGGGTGCGGTCGGTGATGTCGACGTACCGGTCCAGCGGCTGGGTGCCAGCGTTGGCGTTCCAGAACGCTCCCCAGCCGTCGTCGATCTGCGGCCAGTTCAGGTTCGGCTGCCCGGGCGCCGAGGCCATGGTGTTGACGTGGTCGATGTACGCGGACGACGCGGACTCGGTACCGAAGTAGCCGCTGGAGAACTGGAACTTCACGCTGGTGGCGTTCCAGGTGTAGGCGATGGTCGCCCGGGTCGTCCACGTGTAGCCGTCCGGTGAAGTGGAGAACACGAACGACCCGGACGCCTCGACGATCCGCCACCAGGCGTAGCTGTACGGGTCGAACGCGGCCCAGTTCGCGGCGATCGTCGTTGACGTGTTCACCCCGGCGTTGGTGACCCGGGCCGCGAATGCACCCGCGGACACGAACAGTGAGGCCTTGTTGCTGGCGTCCAAGATCAGCTCGAAGAACGTCTCCGTCGAGCCGTTCCCCAGTGGGGCCGGGACGACCCGCGCGTACACGCCGTTCGGTGTTCCCCCCGACGGCGTGGTGGCATCCCACGAGGTTGAGCCGAGCGCATAGTACGACGTTGTGCACGACACCGCGACCCGGTCCAGGACTGGGTCGAGCTGCACGTTCGGGCTGGCCGACGACGCGTTCCATACGCTCGTGTTCAGCGTCGCCCCGCCGAACGTGTCTGCGAGGCCGGCGAGTTTGACCGCCACCGGGCACCACCAATCCGGCGCCCGGCGGCGCCACTTCGTCGTTCGGACTAGCGCTTGTACTGCGTGTACGTCAGCGGGTTGCGGGCGCCGCGGCGCAGGAATGCCGCCTCGACGTCCCTGGCGAGGCTGTCGATGGTGCGGACGTTGCCCTCGATCTGGAAGTGGAAGTGGTTGTGCACCACCGCACCCCCACCGCCCCCGCCGGCAACCGCGAGGCCGGCACTGGCGAACTTGCCTGCGCCGACGACCGAGCTGGCCATCCGGTGGATGGCGTCAGCTGCGTGCCCGCTGTCCTTGTCGACGCCCTTGGCGAGGCCGCGGGGGATCCACTGGCCGATCTCCGCGAACACCGTCGACGGGCTCTTGATACCGAGCGCTTTCCTGATCGCCTTCTGCATGGCTTTGGCGATCTTGAGCATCTGCTGCTCGATCTTCTTTTCCTGCGACTGCAGGCCCTTGACCAGACCCTGGGCAGCCCGGATCCCCGACCCGTACATGCTGTCCGCGACCGCTTTGCCCGCGCTGGTGGCCGCGTTCTTCGTGGCCGTGTTCAGCGAGTTGATCTGCTTGATCTGGGATGCCGACGCACCCGCCAGAGCGGTCGCTGTGGCACCGCCCTGATCGACGCCTGCCGCTGCGATCTGTGCGATCAGGTCGCTGCTCAGCCCCTTCTTCTTCAGCGCCTGGAGCTGGGCGCTGAACTGGACCGCCTTGGCCATCTGGTCGCGCATCTTGTTGACGACGTCCTGCGCGGTCAGCGCGAACCCCTCCTGCGGGGCGTCGGTGACGACGCTGAAGCCCTGCATGATGCCGGACGACACGGACTTGACCTCGTCCGACCACTGCTTTTGCAGGTCAGTGAGCTTCTTCTGCGCCGTCTTGATCTTCGCTGCTACCGAGTCCCGTTTCGCCGCCAGGCCACGGAGAACCTTGTCCTCCTTCGCCGCATACGCCTCCAGGTGCCGGATGGTCTTCTCGTGCGAGGTGACCCACTTGTTCGAGACGCCCTTCCTGCCCCGCATGTCAGCGACCTTGTTGTAGGTCTGTTGCAGCAGAGACTCAATACGCCTGGTGGCCGCCTTCACCCTCGCCGTGCTGCCGGTCAGGCCGTCGACCAAGCCCTCGTTGACGTAGATCCCCAGAGTCCTGAAGACCTTGCTTGGCGATGCGATGCCCAGCGTCTTCGACGTCTGCGCGATCATCCCGAGAGCGACGTCCCGGACCGCAGCATGCGCGTTGCCGGCCGTGTCTGTGATGCCCTTCGCGATGCCCTCGGTGATCCCGCCACCGATGTGGTCGGCGAACACCTTCGACGGCGAGTTGATGTGCAGGACGCTCTTCGCCGCACTCAGAGCGTTGTTCGCCAGGCCCTTCAGTGAACTGAACAGGGATCCGGCGGAGTTGTTTACCCCGCTGACGATGCCGGACACGATGTTCTTGCCGACGGAAACGAACTTTGAGCCCCATGACTTCGCCGTGTTCCAGGCGTCGTTGAGTTTGTCCTTGATGGCGGAGCCGACCTTGCCCATGTAGCTGGAGATCGACTTCCACACCGACACCACCGGGTTGATCATTGCGGCCTTGATCCCGGCCCAGACAGTCCCCGCGACACTCCTGATGTGACCCCACGCCGAGCTGAGCCAGCCCTTCGCCGTGTTCCACAACGACTGAAGTGCGTGCCACAGCGATTTCATCGGGGAGATCACAGCGATCTGCACGCCCAGCCATACAGCTCCGGCGACCGCCTTGATGGCGTTCCACACGGCACCGAAGAACGCGGCAATCCCGTTCCAGATGGCCCGCGCTGTCGCCTCCATCGCCGTGTGCGTCCGGTTCCACACGCCGATCAACAGGGCGATCGGGGTAGCGAAGAGCAGCAGCAGGAGCGGCCACCACTTCTGGAAGAACGCGCTGATGCCGTTCCACACGGTGGTGGTGACGGAGACGATGCTGTTCCAGATGCTGACGATCTGGTGCCACAGCCAGGTGACGCCGGTGACGAGGCCGTTCCAGACCGCTTGCAGGGCATGCCACAGCGCGACCGCGCCCTGCTTGATCCCGTTCCAGGCGGCCTGCACGATGGCGCGGAATTTGGCGCAGTGGAAGTAGGCGTAGACCATTACGCCGATCAGGGCGACGACCGCGATGACGACGAGCACGATCGGGTTGGCGTCCATGACCAGGTTGAACGCCGCCTGAATGCCCTCCCAGATCTTGGTCATGGCTGCGGCGAGCTTCTCTGACTGGGCGAACTTCTTAACCGCCTTGCCCGCGTCGACCAGCCCCGAGGAGAGATCCTTGACGCCCTTGACTGCCCCAACCACCGCGTTCGCCGCGAACGACACCACTGCGGCAGTCAGCACGGTGCCGATGACGGCCGCCAGGGCGATCGCGGCGGTCTTGTTGTGCTCGAAGAACGTGACCACGTGCAGGAGGACTGGGATCAGTTTCGCACCGACAGTGATCGCGGCGGTGGTGACGGCCTCCTTCAGCCGGCCCATCTGGACGTTGAAAGACTGCTGGGTGATCTTCCAGCCTTCGACGTCCTTCGACGCATGGTTGAACGACGCCGAGACCTTGGCGACGCGGTCCTTGAAGCCCTCCGTGTTCTCCCCGGTCAACTGGAGCGTCGTGTTGAGGCCGATGGCCCCGCCGGTCATCTTCTTGATGGCTTCGGTGTAGGTCTGGGCGGCCGGGCCGCCCTTCTTGAGCTCGGCGCTAAACCCGGTGGTCTTGTTCTGGAGCGTCGCGTACTGGGTGAGCAGATTGGCCTGCTCGGGCGGCAGCCCCTTGAGCTGCTTACGCCAGTCGCCAAGGCTGATGCTGCCCTTGGCGTAAGACGTCGCGAGCTTCTGCAAGTTGGACGGCATCGACTTGACCATCTGGTCGGCGTCGGCCGCGGCCTGCTTCGTCTTGTTGAACGAGCTGAGCAGCAGGGTGCCGGACTTGCCCATGTGCTCCAGGACGGTCCGGGAGAGCAGGTCGAGGGTGCCGGTGAGCCCTCGCTTGCCGAGCTTGGTGGACACGTCCGTAGAGGACAGGCCGAGGCGCTGCATCTCCTGAACGGCCACGTTGTTCGGAGCAGCCAGCTGCCTGATCGTGGAGGCGAGTTCCTGTGTCGCCTCCCGTGCGCTGGTGCCGTGCTGGGAGAGAGTGGCGATCGCGCCGCCGACCTCACCGAAGCTGATCTTGTTGGCGGAGGCGATCGGGATGACCGTCGACAAGCTGGAGGCGAACTCCTGCATCGTCATCTTGCCTTCGCCAGCGGCGGTCTTGAGGGCATTCATCACCCGGACGCTGTCGCTCGACTTCAAGTGGTACGACGCCATGACGCTGGTCATGGCGTCGGTGACGTCCTTGAGGTCGGCGCCCTCCTCGCGGGCGCCCTGCGCTGCCGCCCGCAGGACTTTCAGGCCGTCGGCCGACCGGTATCCGGCCTTCTCGACCTGGTACATGCCCTCGGCCAACTGGTCGGTCGAGGTGCCGGTCTCCCGGGCGAGCGACATGACGCCGTCGCTCACCTTCTTGAGGTTCTTCGACGACTCGCCGCAGGCGGTGACCAGCAGGTTCATCTTCTGCTGGAAGTCGCCCGCGGCCTTCACGCCGTAGGCGAGGAACCCGACACCGACCAGCGTGGTCGCGGCGCCGAGCTTCTTCAGCATCGCCGACGCGCCACCCATGCGGGTCGTAAAGCTCTCGCCCTCCTCGGAGGCCGCGCGCATGTTCCGGGCGAACGGAGCCGTCTCCGCACGGAGAACGGCATACAGGTCGGCTACCTCGGGCACGCGAGCCACCGCCTCTCGAACTCAAAGGGGGTGGAAGAGCGGTGCTGCGACGATCAGATGCGGGGCCAGCCGGCCCGGAACACGGTCTGGTAGAGCTGCGGGGCCACGACGCGGCGCCCGAAGTCGACCGCCGGTTTGAGGAAGGGGTAGGTGGTCCCGTTCCTCAGGCCGGTCTCCAGGTAGAAGCCGTACTTGTTGGCCGGTGTGCGCCCATATGGCGGGGTGAGGCCGATCCCGGTGCCGACCCGGGTTTCCCAGCCGCCCCCGGTGAAGACGATCGGCGAGTGGGTGATGGAGCGCCGCAGCGTGCCCGAGATGACAGCCGGGCCCGTGCCAGGGCTGGCCGGAGTCTTCGTGCCGCGTTTGTGTGCACCCACCGACGCGTTGATCTTCGCCTGGCGTTCCACGGCGAGCGCAATCCCGATGAGGACCCTGCGGGCTTTCACCTGCGCCTCACGCTCGACCTCGGCAAAGATCCGAGTGAACACCCCAGGTCGAAGCTCGGTCACGGCTCACCCCCTGGACGCCCGGTCAGCCTTCCGGCGTTCCCGCTCCATCTGCCGTTCTTCCTGCTCGTTGATCATGCCGAGGAAGTCCACGCAGTACATACGCACGTACATGGGGGTCTGCTGCAACTGCTCCCACGACCAGCGCATCTGCCGCATCAACGCGAAGTCGACCCACTCCGTCGGCGGTGGCTCACTGCCGCCCCAGGTGCCCTCGATGATGGACTCGACAGGCAGCAGGACGTCCTCGTAGTAGGGCGAGCCGGGGCCTACTGAGGGTCCGCGACCCGGCCGATCTCCTCACCGATGCGGTTGAGGATGGTCACCGGCAACTTCGCGATGTTCTCGGGAGTGACGGCCCCCAGCCTCTTTGGCGCACTGGCGCCGAGGGCTTCGAGGATGTCAGCCGGATCGGCGTTGGGGTCGATCGTGATGTCGACGCTGGGGGCTTCGTAGACCTTCCAGGCCACGATCACCCTGGCCATCACCTTGTACATGGCCTCGTTGGCGGCCTGCGGATCGATGGGCTTGCCACTTTCGTCGGTGGCGATGTCCTCGGGCTGGAGGTCAGCCGGAGGTAGGAGTTGCGGGTTCTTGAGCAGGACGCTGACGTCTTCGCCGAGGTCCGGGAATGGCAGCCGGATGAAGGGGTTGGTGTAGCCCGACATGGGGGTTCTCCTTGCGGGTGAGGGCGTTGAGGGCGTGGACCCCGGTCGTGCCGCGACGCCCTCACGCGCAGACACGACCGGGGAGTGATGGGTGGCTACGTGTAGCTGGTGCTGACGAAGTTCTTCAGCACGGCCTGTACGGAGCCGCTGTCGGTGGCGTTGTACACGCCGTTGATTTCGAAGTCGGCGGTCACGTAGGTCCCGCCGATGTCCGGCTTGCCCTTCGACCAGCCGCCCTGCGTCGTCGTGATCGTCAGCGAACTGCCGTTCGCATTCACGCCCGCTCCGACCGGCGCGACCAGCGCCATCGACGTCGGGTTGTTCTGAAGGGCGTTGAGGTACAGGTTGTAGTCGTTGTCGTTCTCGTAGATCGCCTTGTACGTGATGTCCGCGTCCAGGACACCCGTGAACACCTCGCGAGGCTGCTGGCTGCCGTTGCTCGCGTGGATCGCCTCGCCCGGCCGCTTCAGCGACAGCTCGTAGGACAAGCCACGCGTCGACGACGCGCCGGCGTTGGTCATGGCGAACTGCCAGCCGAGGAGCGGAGCCGGCTGGGTGAACGCGGGCGTGAACGGGCCTGCCTGGATCGCGGGAATCCAGCCGATGTACTTGGCGCCGCACGTCACGATGCCCTTCGGGTCGACCTTGATCGACACGTCGGTCAGCATCTGCCCCGTGTATCCCCACGCTTCGAGCACGTTGGACTCGGTGAGGCTGTAGGTGGGCTTGGCCGCGGTCGCGGACTGCTTGAACGTGTGCGTCGTCTGGCTCACGACTGCCACGGCCGAGTTGTGCGCGAGGGTCAGACCGGTCGTCGGGGTGGCGATCGGGATGGTGTACGGGCCCGAGCCGGTGGGGGTACCGGTGGTGGCGTACTCGACCTTCGACCCGGTGTCGATCATGATGGTGGAGCCGGACGGAATTGTCGCCGCCACGCTGATGGACGTCGCGCCCGCGGTCGTCGACGACGACAGCGTCGTGGACACGCCCGGGGTGACGGTGTCCGGGCCGATGATCCTGAGGGCGTAGCCGAGCGCGTCGGGGTAGCCGTTGAACTCCAGGTCGACTGCGGAGTCTCCGGCGCCCTGGTAGAGGCCCTGGAGGTTGGAGTCGTTCGCGCGGTACGACTCGTCGCGGAGTTGGTCGTAGTTGACCTCGAAGTCGATTTTGGTGCAGGCCAGGTAGTACGCGGGGGTTACCCACGTGCCCTGGACGGTTTCCTTGGCGAGGCCCACATAGCCGAGCCGGGACAGCAGCGTCACTGCGGCTCACCGCCCTTCTCCTCGGTGTCCGCCGTGGCGGCGCGCTTCCTGCTGGGGGGCTTGGGGGTGGCCTCTTCGGCCTTCGCGTCCGGCTCGTCTTCGATGGCCGTCCAGCCGTTGAGGAGGGCCGGGAACTCGGCCTCTTCTCCCGGCAGGACCGCGTAGGCAGGGTGGTCGTCGGTCTCGGCGACGTTGACCAGGTAGCCGGTGGTGTTGCGCTGCCGGATCAGCGGTGGTGTCTCTTCGGGCTCGGGCACGGGTGGGCTCCTCGCGGGGAATACGGGCATGAAAGAAGGCCCCCGCGAGGCGAAGGCCAGAAAACAAAGGGGCAGGTCAGGACGTGTAGTCGACGTCGTCCGCCTGGTAGGTGATCGTCGCCGTCAGCTCCGCCTTGGCCAGGATCGAAGCCTCGGGGTCCGTGAACTGCACGTCGATCGCGGCGGGATCCTCCGCAGCAGACAGGAACCGGGCGCCATGCGTCTTGTCCTGGAACAGGCCCGACACCCGCTGCACCACGAGATCCACCGCGGTGTCGAAGTCCTGCTGAACGGACTCGGCCTGCCCGGACGGGGACGACTGCGGCCAGTACAAGCGCAGCATGAACGTGTGGTGATTGATCTTCCGGTTGAAGCCGAACCGCTCCACCCGCAGAGCCGACCGCGTCACATACAGCCGGGACTGCCGCTGATTGCCCGTGCGCGGCACATACGCCTGAACCACATCGAACGCTCCGCCCTGGCCCTTCAGAAGCGCAGGCAGGCCGTCCAACGGGTCGAAGGCCGTCAGCCAGTCAGCCTCGCGCTGCACGGCATCCGCTGAACTCATCCGCGACCGCCCCTCAGCTCGGCTGGTAGCGGCACAGAATCTGCTCCGCCTGCGCCGACAGCGCGCCCGGATCATGGCTGAACTGGGTGCCGGCCGGGTCGATCTCCCCCAGCACCAGCACCGCAGCCTGCAACTTGCACGCGCGGGCCAGGTCCGCGGGGACTGTGCTGTAGCCGCCGTCGTACTGCACGCGGATCAAGGAACCGACCGGCAGGAAAGTGCCCAGGGTGAACCAGATGTGACCGCTGTCCGGCTCGGCGCCGATCAGACTGGCCGAGGCCACCGGCGACGTCCCCCCATACGAGCGGAGGATCGTCACCTGGAGATTCGCGTAGGTCCACATCTCCGGGTAGCGGGGCGCGAACTCGTTCAGCCACACGTGCCGCACCTGGTCCCCGGAGCCGAGCGCATCCGCATATGACTGGCCGAGCGTCCCCTGCAAATCGAGCGGCATACCTGCCGCGTCCGTGTACTCGTCCGGGTCGATACCGGTCGCCCGATGCGACTCCGGCACGCCCGTGAACGGGGCAAGCCGGCGGCCGGCGATCCCCTCGCAGACGCGGGTGGATTCGATCATCAGCTGGTCGAGGTCGCTGGGCGAATAGTCACGCACCAGGTCCGCGAACTGGCCGCCCTGCATGTCCGCGGAGGAAGCGAGCGGGACGGGTGAGTCCGCGGCCATCGACTACCCCTCTTCGACGGACTTGCTGGCCGCGGTCCTGCGGGCCGCGGTCTTCTTCGCCGGCGTCTTGGCGTCCGGCTCGGCGGCGGGCGCGTTCGGGTCGATCTCGGAGATCTCCTTCTTCGCGTCCGGGTCTTCGTCTTCCGGGTCCTTCTTGCCGTCGGGGTCCTCCGGCGGGTCGTGGTCCGCGCTGTCGTCGGAGGGGGTGACCTCGCTGAAACCGCCGTCGGGGATCGCCATGAGCGAGGCGATCTGCTCGGGGTCGTCGATCTCGACGGTGGCGCCGTCCTCCGGCCAGGTGTGGCCGTAGGAGTCGGAGCCCGCCGCTGTCTTCCGGATGAGAGCCATGCTCTTCCGCTCCTTGCGGTGAGGGTGCGGGCGCGGGGCCCCCCCCGGGGGGGGGGGCCCCCCGGGGGGGGGGGGGGGGGGGGGGGGGGGGGCGGGCCCCCCCCCCCGCGAGGGGAACCGGAGTCGGGTCAGTCGGTGCAGACGGACGCGGGCCAGCGGCCGGCCAGCATGGTGCCGAGCATGTCCCGCAGCAGGTC